GATATACGTAAGTTACAGTCATTGTATCTCTCATATATCCAAGCCCCGTTCCATGCTTGGGTGTCATGCGTCCCTACTTATTGATGCGTAGGGATGAACGGACGGGTTTTTTCTTCCGTCTCGAGTGATTATAATTAATCCTCTTACTACTTGTCTTAGTTCTATTGAACTTGGCCTTCTCGCCTTTAGACATCTCACCTGTAGTCTTAGGTGTTTTGGATGACACACGTCTAGATGGTCTGCAAGCTGGGTAGCCTTTACGCTTCTCACCTTTCTGTCTGCCACAGGGCTTACCAGTTTTGGTGTCAACCCATTTCTCTTGGAACCATCTACGTAAGCTCATCTTCTTTTTGCTTTGCTATAGCCGGGGGCAGTCTTCTTCTTACCACCAGCTTTGACTTGACCTTTACATACCTTAACACCGTAGGCGTTAGCGTATGCGGAAGGGTATACTTTAAACTTTCTTTTGGCAGCTGCTTTACCACGTGGACATAACTTACCCATCAGCGTTTCTTACCTCCATGCTTGCAGCCACACTTTGAACCTTTCTTGTGTGCCATTATACTTTTTTCTTTTTGAGTCTAACATTACCAATTCTACCAGCACCAGTGTTGATTAAAAATCTACCGTGTGGCTGGTTTACATCTGTGTAAAGTTTGATTGGTGTACTTGGGCCATCGTTAAGAGCGATAGCTTTCTTGTTACCTTTGCGGACTTTCTTTTTTCCGTCTTCTGAATAAGTGATAGCCATTATACCTGACCTTTTTTCTTATTTTTTTTATTTAGTAATCTATCGAGAATTTTTTTACCATCTTTTGGTGCAAAGTCGTCACCTGACATGTCATTGACAGCATCCATTTTAGCTTTCCTTCGATAGAAATTACCGGGGTCAATGTTCTTAGCAATCTTGTTGCCTTTACGGACTTTCTTTTTTCCGTCTTCAAAATATGTTACTGCCATGTTAGCATTTCCATCTGCGTAAGGCAAGTGCCTTTCGTGTAGGCTTGCCGTTTGGTTTTTTGAGTGGGCCTTTCATGCCAGACATGCGAGCACAAAATGACCTCTTTCTAGCCC